GCAACCTTAAAATTAAAAGAAGAAATTGAAAAAGATCCTTTACTTAGAAATCAATTCAATGACCTTCAAATCGAAATGATAAAAGCTGGTGAAACACCAGACGGATATACTTGGCATCATCACCAAGATTCAGGGAGAATGCAATTAGTTGACCAAAAGGTGCATCGGCAAACAGGCCATACAGGAGGTCGGCACCTTTGGGGTGGTGGAAGTAAGAACAGATAGGAGTTGGTCAATATGACAGAGTGGAGATTTGCCGAAGAACCCATCGGGGAAACAACTGTTAAAAAAATCGAAAAGGCTTTAGATATTAAGTTTCCAAACGACTACATTTCAACTATTTTAAACAACAATGGAGCACGCCCAAGTAAAAAGATTTTTGACTATGAAAATACAAAAGGCGCGGTTTTTAATCGATTACATGGTCTAACTGAGGATAGTTCAAGTTTTATTTTAGAGGTTTTAGAAGATTATCAGGATGGAAGAATGCTTTCAGGGATAGTCCCTTTCGCCTGTGATCCTTTCGGTAATGAAATCTGTTTCGATTATCGTCAGAATAAAGAAAATCCCTCCGTGGTTTTCTGGGATCATGAAATTGCTTATGAAGACCCTGATGGAGCTTTGAGTCATATATCTGATTCATTTTCCGATTTGGTTAATAAACTATACGATGAATAAAAAGATAAGTCCCTTCTCATAACGAGAAGGGATTCTCTTATTTTAGTAGAGCTTCAAGCTTCGCTTTTGTTTTCGGCCCGTAAATGCCGTCAGCAGCCAGACCATACATGGACTGGAACCGTTTGACCGCATTTGCTGTTTTCGCCCCATATGCGCCGTCGATTCCGAAATTCTTTGCATTCTTATCCGGGTAATAATGAAGAGCCGCCAGCGCTGTCTGAATCCGTTTTACGGCCTCCCCTCGGGTCAATGGGCTTGTGACTTTAAAAGTACCCGCAGGCAAGCTGAATTTTGACTTTTGAGTGGATTTAGGCTTTGACGATGTTGCTTTCTTCTTGCCGCCGCTTTTCAGCTCGTTATCGCTTTTGATATAGGAGACATTCACATATCCGTGGAATGTCTGGCCTTTTGAATTGGTGTATTCAACATATCCCCATCCGTTGACAGTTGATCCAAGCTGATATTTTACAACCGTGCCATTCGGCAGGTTAAGCACCATGGAAGAAGAGGCGCTCCGTTGTGTACGTAGAACAAGGCCATCGCTTGAAACCACCGTGTTTTTGATGAATCTTCCTGTGTCTGTATGGGTAACATCCGGATTTGATTCAGGCGCCGTTACAACCACACCATCCATTCGCTTTTCGACACGGGTCTTAAAATTGGCAAACCCTTTAGAGTTGCTTACCCACGGCGCCGGGCAAATTTTATGTGTAATGTCGTAATGTCGAACAATGTCATTGATCGGATTGAGTTTATACATTTTGCATAGCTCGGCACAAACTTGTTCTGCGCGGGCAATGGTATCAGGATGGAAAGTTCCGTCCTTTTCAATGCAAAGCTCCACGCCTATAGATAAGAAATTCGCATTCGGTTTCAGCGCCGCGACACCCCGGTAAGGCTGCCCGTTGACGAATTGCTGAACGTCATTCGCATGATAGGCCACCTCATTCAACGGAATGATGCAAATAGCCTCTGTACGATCGACAAAGATATGTGCAGATGCAAACGTCTGTTTCTTCTCAGACAGATTTCTGTTCTGTGCGGGGAGCGTTTGACCAAAGTATCTATAATGATTGGCAGCGGGCGCGCCGGGGTTTGCCGTGTAATGCACCACCAGTTTCTTCACGCCGTTGTTTTTGATTCCCGGCCGCGTCCATTTGTTAATATCAATATATTGGTTTCTGTATGCTGACATAAAAATCTCTCCTATTCTGTTTTTGGATTCAAAAAAAAGCAGCCGGATTAACCAGCTGCCTGATCGTCTTTTTCTGTTTTCTGATCGTTGTCGCTTTCAATTACATGAAGCCTGTCGGTGATAACGGCTGGTATTTTAACCCCGATCTGCGCCAAATTTTCCGTGATGGACAGGCCCTCATTTGCGATATAAAAAAGAACGGTTCCAAAGGTCAGAACACCGTTCAAATTTGTTATCGTATCAATAATGTTTGCGACGATAACCACCATAAAACTGAGCATCTTCCGGACATATCCAAACCATGCACTGCGGCTCCGAAGCTGCTTCATTTTCCACGCTTTGATAATTCCGGTGATGACATCCAAGATGCTGAGGATCAGAAGCAAGTCAAGGTATTTCACCTCCCCGAAAAGATATGTTCTTGCGATCTGTAAGCTTTCAAAATTCATCCACACATGTATTCCCTCCATTTTGATCACCTCCTTCGAGGCAAAATAAAAACACCTATTCGGTTACAGGTGCTGGTTCACTATTATTTTCTTTCGCTGACAGTGCAGCATTTAATTGTTCTTGAAGGTCCTCGCGTTTATTATCTGCAAAGGTGTATAGCGCTTTATATTCGGCCAGCTCATTATTCTTCAGATTCAATTCCTGCTGTAGGGAAGCAGCTTTATATGCTGCAATTTGTAACTGGTCCTGTAGTTGCTCTTTTGTCATTTCTTGCATGCCTTTCACTCCTTACTCTTGATCGGGATACGCATTACCGCGTTCGCTTTCTGTAATATCATCATATTCCGCTTGTGTGATGCGGCCTTTCTCAACGGCTTTTCTCATTTCAACGGTCAAAATAGTTCCGTTTTTCCAGCAATCCTCAAAAAACCCGAAAAGAGCACTTCGGTTCTCCAATGGGCTCCCCCCGTTTCCTTTTATTGATTCATTAAGAGATTGCAAACCCGCTGAAGGTCAAGGACTTGCTCCTGCAACTTTTCCTCTGTAGTCTTTTCCTTTTCTCTATCTTTTGCTTCAATATTTAATACCACGGGCTCAAGCTTCATCTTTGCCATCCTCCTTATTTTGAACGTAGATTGTTATAAGCCCTTCTCGGTTGCCTTGTGGATCAACGACAATTTGAACTGGAATCATAATAAGCTTTTTGCTCCCACTGTACCCTTGATAATAACCGTCAGGCTCTACATAAGTTTTTGTGAGCAAATAGCTTATTTCATCAGACTTTATATCATGAAGGACATATAATTGATACGCTACTTTTGTTGTATCGTCCGGCTGCAGATCGAACGAAACAGCCTCCATGGGATATATCTTGACTCCTTTTTTTATAGAGCCGGCAGTTATTTCGATTCCCGCGCTGGTTTCTTCTATTTCGATGCCGTCCGCATAATAAAGACTCATGTTAAAATCCCTTTTTTCAATCATAAAAATTACTCCTTTATTGTGATTCGTAAAAAATAACAATTTGAACCTTTATCGTTTTTCCCGCAACTCCGGCAGTAGTCCCAGTCCCTCTCACTCCAATATCAACAGAACTGGCGCTTATATTTTCTAATCCCACCGTAACCGCATTAGAATATGCGCCAATGGCTGTACCTACCGCCGCAAAAACGTTCTCAGGCGCATAATAAAAACTATCAACAAAAGGAATGCGATTGTAGCGCGCGTACGCAGTTGCCCCTCCGTCAGGCGGCAGTTTAATGTCCCAAGTAAAGCAGTAAACCATCAAACCGTATTGTAGGCCTCCATGCTCGTCTTCTAATTCTGTAGAAACATTGCCACCCATCAATTTGAATTCGCAATTTTTTGCATTCCCTGCTACAACTTTGGTTCCCAGTGGTAGCGTTAAATCTGATGCATCAACAATCGTTTTTTGGCCTGATTTCAGTCGAATGACCCCGGGGACATCAATATCTAAATTATTCGGTTTAAAGCGATAAATAGTAGCTGATCCTTCAAAAAGGGCCTGATAACGGTTATATGTGAACGGCTCTCCTATATTTTTAGGATTGGTAGTAGCAGTAAGAAGAAAAGCGTCTTCTTCAACAGCTGCCTGTCTTTCCATTTTCATATTAAAATGGCTTATAACTTGTCCAACATCTCCTATTTCTGAATACATTGAAATAGTTGGAACCGTTTCATATGCGGTTTGCTCGCCTGCGCCACGGAGCTCAATTTTGCCATCACCAATTGAGACTGTTCTGTAGATTTCATTATAGGAATTACCAGGATCGTAAAACCTTCCTTGTTCCTGCGTTATTTTCGCAGAACTAACAACCAATTTGTTGTAATCATAATGAGAGTCTCTGGTGAATTGGTAAATCTTATCACCTTCGATATAGTATTCGGCATCTTCTGATTGTGTCAGCGCCTCGAAACGGGCCCCTTTTATGTCCACACCCTCTATTGTGATACCTTTTAACGTCCCGACGTTTATTTTGTCCGCTGAAAGGTCTTGGATCTTGGCGTTTGTTATTGAACCGTCAATGATGTGTACCGAATCAATTATTGCTTCTTTTAGATGCGCCTTTGCGATAGCCGCATTTTGAATAGCCGCTGTCCCGATAGCCGCTTCAGCAACTTTCGCACTTGTTATGGCTGCATTTTTTATATGAGCTGTTTCTATTACCGCCTTTTGGAGGTGGTCGCCATCAATAACACCATCAACCAGCTGAGTATCAAACGGGCTATAACCATAATCAGAAATGACATCGCCTTTGCGCACCTGTACCTTACGGATAACAAAGCTACAAGGCTCCGTGTTTCCGTTTCGGTTATATCCGCCAATTCCAATTGTGTAATCAGAGCCGGTTTCCGGAGCAGTAAATTTGATATTAACTCTTATAAATTGGTCAGATGGAAAAGCAGAAATATCTTTCTGTTCATCGCTGCTAATTTGTATGAAAGTGCTGCCTTTTTTCAAATGGATATAACTTATGTCGGTGGTATTATTCCGTTTTATTTCAAATGACAGTGTATATTGTTGATCTTTGACCAATGCCATTCTTTGAATATTAACAGGCGAGGACCTGTTCCCGCATATTCCGAAAGCTATTCTAGTTGTTCCATTGATAATTTGAGAAACAGTCATTTCATTAAATTCTTTTTCCTCAACACTGTGGCTGGTGTCCGTATAATCATAGAACCATTTAGATTTTAAAAGAGAGCCGGGTAAGATATTAGCATCATCAAAGTTTCTGGAAAGTTTATCAGCATCGACGGCCAGCTGGGCCAGTTTTTCTTTTGTGATCGCTCCGAAAACAATGTCATCAGTCCGAATGCGCTGAGTGGTCGCGGAGAACTGATCCGTGAATTCGCTTGCTGTGCCCCGTGTGTTGATTGAGCGCAAGCGATAATACCAAACTTCATTTACTCCCGTAAAATGCTCGTATCCGCCTGTTTTGCCTCTGAAAATACGATTCTCTTTTAATGGGGTGAATCCATTTACTTGTGAAGCATACACCTCGTAGGCTGCAATATAACTGGACGGATCATAGTCCCATGTCAGGGCCACATTCTGAAACATGGGTTTGATCACTACATTCGACGGAACGGGCGGTGCTTTGTCGGGAAAGCTGCCGTCCGTAACCTCTCCGGCGTCCGGTTTGCTTTCCCAAGTGCCACGGTTCTTTTCGATCACACTTTCAATCTGCTCAAGCCTACCGTCTTTTTGTAATGCCGATAAAAATTGGCCGATCTCAACGACGCAAGTGTTTTCAGGGTCGGTAATATCGTATTCCATTGAAATAACGCGCTGCGATGTCTCGATTGGAATAGCGAAGTTTCGGTCAATTGCGATCGTTGTATCTCCCAATTCCACATGTTCGTGTTCGTGTCCCGGCACGCTCTCGAGCAGTTGCACGGACAGTTCGTAATTGATTTCTGTCTTACATGCAGTCGTAATCAAATGATTATATGTGGCCTTTAAGAGCTCTACCGGATCTGTTATGTCTTCATTATTGAACTGGCCTTCCCGATGGATCAGCTTTCCATCTTTAAGGCGCCCCAATCGTTCTAATAAATCCGGATCGCCAACCCATTCCTGGCCTAAAGGCTTATCGACCGGGTCGCCTTTTGATTTTTTCCATTCTACTTCAGAGAAATCAATAAAACGGGAATAACCGCCCGTTTTCTCTCCTTCCTCATCCGTAGATGCTATGGATGCCCCGTAACCCCAAAGGGCTGTCACCGGGTAACTGATAACAGTCCGCCGGATATTTGTTGTATCCTTATCACTCTCAAAGCGCTTACCGCTGTCTTTACCGCGACGGGGAAGTATCTTTATGATTCGTTTGATGACCTTGTTCCCGTCAAATTCTATAGTATCCTGAAGCTCACCGCCCCATATATTAATCACGTCCGCTATACAATCCAGAGCTGTTTTCTTATAGAAGGTAGTCGAATTCACTCCAAGCTCCGCCGTTACTTCCGCCACCCATCTTGACCGAGAAAGAACGTTGTCCAGTACAAACTGGGCAGTTTTATTGGTAGGGCGAAAATCTTTTACAAAGGTTTCGGCAAGCTCCATCATGGCAGCTTCACAGGTAACCTGAGTATTAATCTCTCCTTCTTCACTTGCATCATCCAGTTCCTTGATGACAAACAGACGCATTACACCGTCCTTATCCTTGAATACCACTTGATTCTCTTCGAATAGGAAGCGCGCATCAGGGTGGGAGGCATCGGCTACAAAAGAAAAAGAAGAGCCCTTGTTGAGCTCTTCTTTGTATTTAGCATCCCAGAACGTACAGGTTTCTCGTCCGTGGCTGGACAGCACTGTCAATAATTTATCATCTGGTGAAAGTATATAAATGTCAGCCATGACCGGACCTCCTTACAAATATGCCTCATTAAATTTGATGCTGCTCTTATGACTGAACTTGATTTTAACTGGCGTCCTAGGCGGCAGCAGAAACCAATCTGATTGAATTTGAAGTGCTGTCATGATTAAATTACCGCTGCAAGTGACTTTTCTTTTTGCAGAATCAATTACAAGTGTGTCACCAGCGATGAAATCGTACAGCAGCTTGATCGTTTTCGATACAGACCCATCACCATTAAGAAGAGCCACTTCATATGAAGTGGCTTTCTCTTCAAAGACGCATTCGATTGTCGGGTCTACGGCCGCATAGCCCGGATTAGTGATAGTCTGAATACCTGAATTAAATTCAAAATCCTTCGCCGGGCCGTATTTTTTTGGATCAGGACAGATAAAAGTCAATGTTGCAGTCTGAAAGCCTCCCTGTTCTTCGCCTTCTGAAATGCTTTCAAAGACAGCATTATAGACTCTGTCAGGCTCATCGTGAAAAATTAACGGTTTAGGTTCTTCGGTGTGCAGAATAAAAGTCAGTTCCTCCTGCTTTTTCTTCAGCTCTTCTTCACTGCTGAAAGCAAAAAGAACCTCAACGGTTATGACTCTTACAGGAATTCTTGTGTTCCGCAGGAAACCGCCGGGGCGATTCCCGATAGTGGCTGTATTCACTTCTCTTCCGGTCACTCCCCGGCCGCCCGTGGACTTCACATAAAAGAAGGGTGATATATCAATGCCGTCAAACGTGATTTTCCATTGATTAGGCAGCAGTTCCTGATAATTGATCAATTAAATCTCGTCCTCCTTGCGTTCGACCTTTTCTGAGCGTCTGTGACCGGTTTTTCTACGCCTTGACCGACCTTCTTGCTGTCCATCTCAACAACAATCATCCTGTCAGGCAATTCAAGGTTCCGGATGTCCGCGCTCAATTCTTTTCTAACCGTGCCGAGTTCGCTGCTGGAAATGGATGTGTCATATGCAAAATTCAGATCCTCCTGCTGAATAGTCATGGCATCACTGACGACGCCCATAGCTTTCTGAACAGTGCCGATACCATTCTGAATCCCCACAGCGATACCGGCAGGAACCATGACCCCGACCTGATCCCGCATCAATCTGGATGGGGAATGGATTTTCAATTTCTTCTTAATCGTTTTTTCAATTGTCGAGGCGATGGAATTTGCTTCTTTCGCCAGCTCGCCCTTCATATTCTTCATTCCAGAAATAATGCCGGCCATTGTATTTGAACCGATGGCTTTTCCGCTTTTCTTGAGAGAACCAAGCTGTTTTACATCCACTGTAAGCTCCCCAATTTTGCGGAGATAGTCATTTTTCAAAAGTGCCAGTTCTTTATTTGCGGCAGACCGTAATTCATTTATTTTCTTGGTCGTCGCGTTCTTCAACCCGGTTAATTCTTGAGCAGCCTGGTCACTGGCCAGCTTGTGCTTTTCTTTCCACAGACTGACATACTCATTTAGCTCTGAATCTGTCATGCGGGCTATTGCATTAATCTGATCAGCTGACCCGACACCCATTTCTTTCAATTCGTCTGTGAATGCCTTTGGTGCCCGGCTTGCTATTTTTGTAATGTCAGTGTTGAACGTTTTGATCTTGTCCAGCTGCTTTTTAAGATTTGAAGTCAGCTTGGAGCCGTTCACATTTTGACTTGAGACATCGTCAAATAGACCGATGGCGTTATAAATCGCGTCAGTTCGGTCTTGCAGCTCCTTTTTATAGGCATCGTTGGCCGCCTTAATATCGGCAGTCAGTTTATCATTCACTTTTTTGAATTTTGAGAGATAAGTATTGTTTGCAGAAAGAATGCCCTTGTTAAGTTTGTCAGCCGCTTTCTTTTCGGCTTCTTTCTGCTTTCTGGCCTTATCAGCCATCGTTTTTTGAGTCTGATATATTTCCCGTTGAACCTTTATTTGCTGGTCAGAATTCAGCTTGTTCTTCTTCTTAATTTTCTCAAGCGTTTTGATATAGGTATTCCCGCTGATTTTTCCTGTATCGTATTTTGCCTCAGCTTTCTTAATCTGATCTGATACTTTCTTGGTATACGCCAGTTTCGCCTTCGCTTCCTTGCGCTGCTGCTCTTTCAGTAGCTTCTTCTGTTTATCAGAGGCGCTTTTGGATGCCTGATATATCTCGCGCTGGATTTTTCGGTTTTGCTCACTGGTCAGCTTGTTTTGCTTCTGAATCTTCTGCAATGTTTTGATATACGTATCGGCGCCCATTTTCTTGGTGTCATACTTCACTTCAGCGTTCTTAATTTTGTTGGATACCTTTACCTCAGCCGCCTTCTGAGCCGCTTTCGCTGCTTTTGCCGCAGCCGCTTTTACTTTTCCCTGTGATTTATCAATACCAGCCGCCATACCGGTGCCGACGTGATAACCGACCTGGTCACGCATTACCCTTGATGGAGAATGGATTCCAAGAAGTTTTTTCATGCCGTTAGGAATAGCATTTGCCATTGATTTCACTTTGCTCGCTAATGCTCCCGCCATGCCGCTGATACCATTTATTAAGCCTTGGATGATGTTCTTACCGATCTGCCACAAGTTAATGCCGCGGAAAAACTTCATGACACCGTTCCATATGCTTGTAATTGTTGATTTTGCTGATTTCATTATGCCGGAAATAGCATTTTTCATACTATTGAATAGGCTTTTAGCTGTACTCACGAGCCCTTTCCAGAGCCCTGTAACAAAACCTTTGACGGCGTTCCACACGCTTGTGAAAACACTTTTGGTGCCATTCAGCATGCCGCTAAAAAATGACTTCAATCCATTCCAAATGCTCTTGGCAGTAGAAGATACAGCTTTCCATACCGTGGTAACAACAGTTTTTATCGCATTCCAAACGGTGCTGAAGATTTTCTTTTGCGTATTTAACCAACTGGTGAAGAAGGTTTTCAACCCATTCCAGATTGATTTTCCAACTGATACAACGCCCTTCCAGATCGAAGTAGCAATTGTTTTGATGCCGTTCCAAATGCTTGTGAATGCGGTTTTCATTCCATTCCAAATAGATGAAAAGAACGTTTTTAAACCATTCCAGACAGATTTCCCGACTGACACAATGCCTTTCCAAGTTGAAGTAGCAAATGACTTAATGCCTTTCCATACCGTTGTGAATGCAGTTTTCATTCCATTCCAGACTGATGAAAAGAATGTTTTCAGGCCGTTCCAAATGGTTTTAGCTGCCGATACAATTCCATTCCAAACAGTAGAGAAGAACGACTTTATTCCGTTCCATGTTGATATTGCTATCGTCTTTATACCTGTCCAGACAGTAGACAACCAACTGGAAATAGCCCCCCATGCTGCAATTGTAGCCGATTTCACCGTGTCCCAATTCGCAATGATCAAGGCAACCAGACCGATGACAGCCGCTGTAATCCATCCGATAGGCCCCATTGCGATGACCCATGATGCCGCCATACGTGCCGCCTGTGCTGCCGCTTGTGCCGCAAGCACGACGAGTTGCCGGCCGAATAAAACCATTTGCTTACCGCCTGCAACCAACAAAGATATAAAATTGCTGATCTGCGCCGCCGTCCAAGCCGCTGCCATGCGGGTTGCCTGTGCTATGGATTGCGCTGCAAGCACGGTCATCTTGGCAATGAAAAGACCCATCTGCTTAATCCCGTTTGTCAGCATTGTGATAAAAGAGGTGATCTTCATTGCTGTCCATGCGGTTGCTGTACGGGCAGCACTTGCGATTGATTGAGCAGCCATTACAGTCATATTCTTGATCCATAAGCCCATTTGTACGATGCCGCGCTTCAGAGCAGAAATCAACGACGATATTTTCATAGCCGTCCAAGCAGCAGCTGTCCTAGCCGCTTCAGCTGTTGTTTTCGCCGCTAAAACTGTGTACTCTGCTATGAATTTACCAACCCAAACTATACCGGATTTCAATTGCGATATCATTTTAGCGAGTGTGAATCCTTCTGTTCCTGTGACGAATTTTTTTACCCATTTAGCTGCAGTTAAAAAATCCTTTAAGCCGTTTGTAACAGCGCTGACGGCTACTATCGCAGGAACAATAGCTCTTAACGCACCGATTAATGAAATGCCCGCCGCAATGAACTTCCCGATTGCCGGGTTTGCTTCCATCGCTGCATTAGTAAATTTCAAAAACCCGTTTACATTCTCCAAAATCGTTTTACCGAGTGGAGCCATGCCAACAAGCAAGTTGATGATAGTTTTTGCGATCTGCCCCAATGTGCTCCATACTGTAGGACCGTTGGTTTTGATATAGTCAATGAACGATTGAAATTCTTTTGTTTTCGTAACGCTCCCAGCCCACTCATTGAACCGCTTGGTCAGATCTACGAGTGATGTCATCATGTCTTGTGACATAGGAGCGAATCCAGTAAACAGCTTTGTCAGGCCGCCCGAAAAGTTTCTGATAATCTGCAACAATTTTGGGCCGTTGGTTTTTGTATACTCCACGAAAGCCTGAAATTTTTTTGAAGAACCCAAGTTTGCTGACCATTTCACCCATGATTGGGTCATTCCTTCGATGGATTTTGTCATGCTCTTTCCGGTCGGTCCGAATGCTACGATCAGATTGAAAACTGTCCGTAAGACATTCCCGGCAGATCGGCCGAATGAAGCAAACGCCGACGGAGCTTCTTTGTTCAGATAAGAAATGAATCTCTGCATGTCCGGAGCTTTAAAAGCTTTGTCCATGCTTTTCGCCAGTCCCACGCCCTCTTTTGCCAGTCCATCAAACATTGGAATGAGTGAGTTGAGCGCGAGTTTAAACGTATTTAGAGACATACCGAATGTTTTTAAGATCGGCTTTTGAACCATCGAACCGATGTCCCGCCAATTGTCTTTGAAGTCTTCGAGGTTCTTTAATGCCTCTCTCTCTTCTTTTCCAAGAGATTTTTGCAGATTATTGATCTGTTTCATGATTTTAGCGCGCTCTTTTGCGCTTGTTGCATTGTCCAGCTTCTCCTGCAGCTTTGAAAGGTCTTCGGATGCTTTAAATACACCGCTTATTGAAGTAACAGCAAGGGCGCCGAATGCCGCCGCGCCTGTTCCCGCTGTTGCAAATGCACTGGTTAACCCCATTACTCCGCCGGCTGCCACCCCGAGCATAGGGCCCAATGACCCGATTACTCCGGTTATGCTGGCAAGAACCGGAGAAATTGCAGGCAATGCGGATGTGAAGGCGCCGGCAAGCGAATGACCTATGACAGTTGAAACAGAGTTAGTGATTTTGGCGAGCCTGTTCATTGATGTTTCAAACCGATCAATTCGGGCTTCGATGTGTATCCAAACACGTTTTGGCAAGGAATGTGTCTCTGTTCTGGCTACTGCTACCGCTCTCGTTAAATTCGAAGTATCACCGTTTATGTTGGTTGTGACTCTATTTCGCAACGAAGCTAAAGCTGTCCGTGCTTCTGACACAGCTCTAGTCAGAGGATCTGAATCAGCATCTAAATCAACTCGTGTGCGTTCATGCCGATGTACAAAATTATCAATTTGCTGCTCGGCCTGCCGCACTCTGGCCTGAAAGCTTGCGATCTCTGCATCGATTTCCACCGTCTGATGATCATTCATCCGGCGCATCATATCATTCACACGATCCATGCTGCGAGTAAATCTTCGTGTCTGTGCTTCAACTATTGCTGTCAGTCTTTCGATCATTCCCTCACCCCATTCCTTGTCCGAATTTTGCAAAGTGGTTGCGGATTGCATCATTAAACCGCTGAACCCCTTTGGCTCGTTTGCCGAGCTCGTTTACATCTGTCTTACGCCATTTGTCGTTATCCCCAGTGATATTCCGCTCCAATTGACGTCTGGCCTTATTCGCATCAAACATTTTCTTTTCTTTGGGGCGCTTCTCATTCATAGCGTAACGGTGAAACATGGCGTTTCTTGCCATAAGCTCCAATTCATCTATTTCTCGCAACTTGGCCCCTTTGAGCAGAAGCTTGTACTCGTTAGGAGTCCATGACATGATTAAATCCACATCATAAACCCCAAGCCAATGTGCGGAATTCGTAATTATTTGGTCATAGTCGATCCCGTTCTCTCTTTGTACGCCTCTTTCATCATCTTCAGGACCTCCTTGCCGTTCTCTTCGTCCTCCAGCCGTTTCGCTTCCATTTCCGGTGTTTCGTTCGGAGCCGGTTTCTTCCCTTTGTTCATCTTCTCCATCATCTTCCATCGCTGACGGATCACGCCTTTGAAAAAACCCGCTGAGTCCAGTGTCGTGAATGCTTCATTGATCATCTTGTCAATTGCCTCGCCTGTCTCGTCTTCATCAATGATTTTCATGATTGCTTCTTCAATAGCCTCAGTTGAAGGCTTTTCTTTCTTCAAGTAAGCAAGTGCGCAATCCCAAAAAGCAGAAAGATAGGAAGCCTCTTCGTTGAGCAGGCTCATGTAAATATTCATTGTGCCGCCTTTGCCCTTTTCGTCCGCAGTGGAATATTTTTCGTTTGCCAATCTGTCAAAAGCAAAGTCGCAGCGTGATTTGTATTCTTTATCTCCGATAGTTAAGTAAGCCATTTATAAAACCTCCGATTATTTTTGTATGTTAAAAAAGAGCCCGGGAAGCCCGGACCCTATGATTCCTTTTCTGTTCGTATCGTAAAATTGGCAGAACGTTCCGATTCCCCGGCCGAGTTCACTGCCGACACGTTAAAAATGTAGGCGGTGTCCGGCTTTAGGTTAGGATTCGACGTGTACGAATTCTTTGAGACAGTCGCTATTTTTGCATAAAACCTGTAAATATTGTAAGATGTCGCCCCTTTCACCGCATCCCATGAAAAACTCACCTGATTTGAAGTGGCGCTTTTCGCAGTTATATTGCGGGGAACGTTAGGGCGTAACCGCTTGTGTTTGCGTAACAATCTCAGTCATTGAGGACTCACCCGCATCGTTCACAGCAGAGACGTTGACCGTGAGTTTCGTATCGGCCGCAATTCCTGTCAAGGTGTGGGATGTGCCAGTGACAGTTGCGTCCAGTTGCTTGCTCGCTCCCCTGTATACCTTATATGAAGTTGCCCCATCTACCGCATCCCATTTCACGGTCACGCTGTCAGCTGTAGCCGTGAACGATAGATTTTGGGGCGCCTTAGGGCGTAGTTGTTTTTTTGGCATTCTCGCCAAACTGCATGAACTCTTTGGCACCGGCAGAAGATCTGATCTCGTCAATTAATTCTTGAGGCAGAGGATCAAGTTCACCTTTACGGGTCTTACCGAGAACAGGCAATGTTGTTGAAACCTCAATAAACCCATCTTGCGGTGCACTTTTTTCTAAGTTCTCGATGATTGCATGTCCATATTCAGAATCATGCTTATCGTTTTTGTTTTTATTCAGGTTTACTTTCCATACCTGAACTGTCTCTTCGTTGTCATAAGCATCTTCAATCGCCGTTTGACCCGGATCAGAGACAGCAGCATAATATGTCAGTTCGATGCTCTCAGATTTAGGGCCGTACCCAACAATTCGGCCAGACTTTGTTGATTCATCTTTTGTATCTTGTTCTTTCGTATGACTGCCTTCTGTTTGGAATGCGATAAACAGACCTTCAGTCGAAGTAGCATTCATCGGTTGAACAAAGTAAACCTCATCAATACCATTCAATAAATCTGCCATTTTGTTCATCCTCTCAATTGTTTATTGTGAAGCGCATTCTGAGAATGCCGTGACGCGTGTAACCGTCAATATCGGTGATCACCTGCATGCTGCGCATCTCAGAACGGCATAAAGAAAAGCCCTCTATTGTTAGGGGCCTGCTTGTTAACGCTTGAAGCATGAGGCTCAGAATCTCCATTGCTTCTTTTTTTCCGTTGTAACCTGACCAGCAGTGTAAAACCACATTGATTTCTTCACCGCTGGATGTCTTGGTTTTAAATGGGGATACATCATCATCGCCCATTGTCACATAAGGCTTTTGCTGATCTTTCGGGACTGCATCAAAGACGCCCGTGACACGCCCGTTCAGCTCTTCGTCTGTTGATAACCTCTTAAATAGAGCAGCCTGCAACGGCCACAGGGCAGATCGCATGATGACAGCTCCTTTCTATCACATTTGACTGGCAAAATACCGCATGCCTTCGTCCACCGCTGGATTCCAGAACGGCTGTGCCCGCATTCCCCGCGTGACCACCCATCTATTAAGCTTGGTGTCATAATAAACCCATGGCGTTTGCCGGCCGCCGCCTTCCTCTGCGTAAATCCCTGTCCCGTATTCCACATATACGGCATAATCGGCACCAACAGAAATAACGGCCCGTAAGCCGCCCTCTTGGTAGTCGATTTCAATTGAACTTTTCAGGTTCCCCCCGTCTATTGCAGCGGTCGGAGCATTCAGAACAGCATGGCTGTAAATCAGCTCGGCCGTGTCTGTGACCAGTTGCTTAATATCGTCTATGACCCGGTTTCTGAACTCGCTCGTGGCTCTTTGCATCTGCCTGACCCATCTACCACTGACCTCAGCCATTGCCCTTCAGCACCCCCGTTACCTGACATTTCAAATTCATAATCTCATGCATGCCGCCCTGGTCGATCGGATCTGATTTGAGAGTCAGCACCTTGTTTTCGTAGATGATCCGCATTGTCTTCACAATATCCTTGCGATACGGGAAATATACATTGCAATCAACCGGGTTCTGAAGCTGCTGAGCCTGATAATATTCCCGGGACGTAATCCCACCCACAAAAGCCTCTGTTGTGAGATAATCGGTGAATTTTTCAACATAGCCCCCGCCGCCGTCCGGCACCTCTTCCAACCGTTGAAACGTTATGACGTGCGGGAATTCTTCATAGATCATATGACTCTCAGCTTTCTGTATGGAGCAAGAAGCTTCGTAATGCTGCTTGGCAGATCTGTTTCATAAGAATATGAGACATCTCCCATACTTCGGCCGGAAAGATTGGACGGAGTCATGTTATGCTCGATCGCTTTCGCGACATACAGCTTTACCCCTGCTGGTAATTTCTCATCTCCATTGACCATGAATGAGTTGTTGCACCAGTCTTTCGCTTGATCTATGAACAGAGGTAGGACCTCGGCCAGATAGGTATCGTGGCTGTCTGTTTTTATGCCAAGCATATTTTTTACGGTTTGAACATCCATAGGATCACCTACACTTCACCGAGAACAATTTTGATCAGTTCCTCTTTAGGCGCTTTGGGATCAAATTCATATTCGTTCTCCTTCAGAAAGGTGACGATTTCATCCTTATTCACCTTTTTCAATTGCTCTTCAGTCATATCAAGAAGGTTTGTACCCGGCCGTTCGTTCGGCTCTTTAGATTGTTTGGCCTCTTCCACTCTCTTAAAACCAATGTGAGAATAAACCACCTCAAAAGCCTTTTCAGTGCATTCAATGGCTTTGGAACCGTTAGATGCTTTCATATCACGCGCCGCCTCCTTCCAGTGCTTTTATCCGATTCTCTAAATCAGATAGTTTGGCTGTCACATCGTCACCGAGTTTAGCTAAAGTAACTGCCTTGGCACCGATGTTGGCATTTTGTACACTACCGGTGCCGATGTTACGATTTTGGACAGAACCATCACCGATATTGATGTTTTTCACTTCTCCGTCGCCTATCATTTCCGAAGTGATAGTTTTAGGAGCAGGCGCAGAACCCGATAACCCGGTCACCTTCGCACCCTCTTTTATTTCAAGCTCGCCGCCGATCACCAATTTGTCGCCGTTATTAGTGTTATAGTTTTTAGATGTGTATCCCATAAGCTTACGCCTCCGTTGCTGGTGTAATAGCAGCAAAAGCATCATCGGTCAATGTCATGAATCCGACTTGCTGAGTCACGCGGAGAGCAACCATATCTCTCTCATACAAGTTGATCGGGTTTCCGTCTGCATCAACAATCGTTGTCAATGTTGCATCCTCTGAGATTTTGTATTCCATGCCTTGAGGGATTCCGTAACGTGTGTAATTCCAGTCAGCCGCAAGTAATGCCGCTTTTTCGTAATCCCATGACTTAGAATCCACATATCCGATCGGAAGGCCAAGAGCTTGTTGTGTGGCGCTGCCTGTTGCATCGTTGAAGATCGGAAGACCATTACCATCCTTTGTGCCGCGGAGCTTTTGACGGAATCGGCGTGTTGTTGTAAAGCCGTTTACATCTTTGTCAGCGTCTTCAACAAGAGCCATGACCCCATTTAACTCATCATATAGATTGCCAAGTGAGTTTAACGCAATTGTGTTACCAGATTCCTTGATTTTTTCAAATACAGATACGCCTTTTCCAAACGGTGAATCTACACCGAATAACGCAGCCTGATCAAATTTGATCGCAAAGGCTTCAGCGATAGCCGGGCGCATTTGTGTGAAGAAATCTGTTACAGAGTAGCGCAAGAATTCTTTAGAAACAGGGATGATGACACCCAATTTCTTTGAAATCATTTTTGCTGTTAACCATTGGGCCTTAGACGTTTGAATTCTATCTCCTTCTCCAACCCAGTATGCCCCTGGCCCAGAAGCCAAGTACGTGAATTCTTTCTCCGGCTTAGTCATTTCTTCATATTTTGCGAGTTTCGTGACAGCAGATTGGGTCATAAACTCTTTTAAAACCAGCGTTCCTTGCTCAGTTGGAACCTTCCCGTTTACTGCGTCTTGCATTAATGCATTGTTCGGATTAAATGTTGGCATTAAAGATAGCCCTCCTTATTTTCTAATACTTGCTTCAGCTGCAAGCGAGCTGATGTCTAAATCTTGATTTGTCGATTCATTGCTGCCTGACTGGACATCACGGCCATTCTCTTGAAACTTGGATTCAATAGCCTTTTGAAGTGCAGCGTTGTACTTCTCTTCGAATGCTCCGAGGTTCTTCATCGTTGATTCTTCATCCTCACCGACAAAGAATCCCACTACATCTACATCTGCCGGCAGTTGCTTTTCGGAAGCATAAGAAACAGCTTTGTTTAAAAGCTTTTCGCGTTGTGCAGCTGTCTTTTGATCTTTCAACTCCTTTTCCAGCTTCCTGATCCGCTTCTGCTCTTCTGTTTCTTCCGGATAAAGCTCTTTTACCTTTGCATCAACCAGAGCATCGAGGTTGTTCGCCTTCCACGTATCAAGGCCTTTTGTAAAATGAGAATCCAACCGAGGCTGAATGAGACGTTTTCCTTCTTCTGTATCTAAAAACCCATTCACCTTGTCAGCTGATACGGCAGAAAGTTCATTCAGATACGACTTAACATCTTCGTTCTCTTTATTTTCTTCGAGAAATTTTTTCACATCTTCTAAAGTTGGCATTACGTTTCTTCCTCCTTCGCCCTCTACAGTGCGCGCCTGTTATGAGTGCATGAAAAATAAGCCTTTTAATGTCATGCTCAGGACAAAATAAAAAGCCGCTGTTTAACGTCTTCCCTTTTCCTCAATGGATTTGTACCACTCTTCATAGGTTTGGTATGGGATTGTTTGGCCTGCCCCGCTGCCGCCTTCCCTCGCCCTTCTCGTATCCGGCAGGACGCCGTTTACTGTGAAAGTAATTGTACAACGGCAGTTAATATCATCCTTGGCATTATTCATGTGCCCTGGAGCCGGCCCGACGCCGCCGTAAATTGATTTGAACAGCCCATTGCGTTCTATCGTCTTCCCGTCCAGCTTCCTGTGCCCTGCTCGTGTTTTAAGATCCAGGGTAGCATTCCACATCTTTTTTAGATTGCTCCGTTTTGAGGCCTTCTCAGCGCTTTCCATCCTTGCCGAGACTTGTGCCCTATGAGCTTCTGTTCTCGCCACGTCACGAGCTTTCCTGCGGGCAAATTCGGTCGCTCTTTCAATGCGGCGGGCGATCTTTGAATAATCCTCCCCCGCTTGTAGGCCCTGCGCGACGGAAATTTGAATCTGCCGGATATAATCGTCTCTATGCCGCCTGTATATCGCTGACAAAGTCAATTCAGCTATGGGATTTAGAATGGCCTGCCGGATGACTTCGGCTGTCGGGATGCTAAAACCCAAGTTAACCACGGATTCCATTTCAAATAGATAAGCAGAACGCATATAATTCTCTAAAAACTGCTTGGCTGCTAATGCCTCAACAATAGTCAGAATGGTTTTGAAAGCCTTGTGAGATTCCTCGGCCATCCTCTCCATTTCCTTGTTCAGACGATTGTATTTGTTGGCATCGGCTAAAGTAAGCTGGCCGTCCTTACTGTATTTCGCATACAGCCGGGCAATTTGTGCATTGATCTCCTTTAAGCGAGATGCAAAAACGACATCAATCTTTTGAGCATCCTCAGTGATCATGTCGTCCAGGTACTTATCAATATCATTCTGGTTCATCTTCATCACCGCCCGCGTCTGTTTCCACATCCGTTAACGGCGGCATGTTGAGCCTGTATTCCTCTTCTTCCTCTTCAATCTTCTTCAGCTCATACTGGACATCATCAACAAACGACAACAGAGACAGGCGGGTTTCTTCACTTACCATTCCTTTAAGCTGTCCCGTCGTGTTTGCTTCTTCCAGTACATTTGCCGGAAGGTTTCTCTTAAATCCAAACCAAACTTTTCTATAATCTTCCGCTGCCGCTTGCCTTTTAGTGTCCCATGCGGAAAAAATCAGTTTATATTGATAACGCAGAGCAGCCGTCATCTTCCGTTCCATTGTGATGCATTTGTTTTCAAGCGACATCAATTTATATTTCATCGCAACCCCTGAAACATTCCCACCAAAAGATTCATCGGAGAAATTGACCGATTTCGCAAAACGGAGAATATTCTCTTCCAACCTATCAAGATGGTTTTCTATAATGGCATCGTTTATATCCTTTGTCAGATAGCTTACGTCGTCTTTTTCGTCATACAATTCAAGGATTCCGGTCTTTTTGAGCTGATCAAGCGTCTCTTCATCCGCACCAAGCCCTTTTAAAATCAGATAAGCCAGTCGATATTGCTCAATCTCATTCGATGCATCGGACAACGTGCGGTCATACGCATCAATTAACGAAAGAACCTTTTCGGCATCTCCCTTTAGTTCCTTGTTATTCGCTAAACCGAATAAGGGGCAGCCGTCAAAAAGATGCAAAGTTTTTTTATCAAGAGTGAAGGCCGAGCTGTCTTTCGTACTGAAATAATAAACATATTTCTGATCATAGAATTCTGCTTTAATCTTGCCGCCGTACACCGTGTAGTATCGCAAAGCGTAAGTAGGTTCATGGATGCTTCCATCAGTAATAAAGGCGCATTCCCATGGATCAATATTTTTTATACGTTCGTTTCCAGAACGGTCAACGTAAGCGAGGCGGGCGCCGTAACCGCAAATAGAGGCCATTTTCCCCCACTCGCTGTCTTCATCAGCAATGTTGTTTTCCGTATTGAAACCTTCAATCAGCTGTTTCACAAGTTTTGCATTACTTGCTTCACCGCTCTCATCAAACTCATACGCAATAGGATGACCAAACAGATAGCCCACCTTTGTATCAATGATTTCAGAATCAAACGAGTTGTTTAGCCTATTGTTTACTTTGTGATCAATACGTTTTAATTTCCCTGTTTCAAAATCCTCGTATTCAATGGCTTCTCTGGATAAGATCGGAACGCCCTGAACCTCAGCCTGGTACCGATCATAAAGCTTTTTCATTCTGTCATGATCCGGCTTATGCTCCTGAATGATCTTGTCAATCAATTCAGGTGTTATGCCGGACTGCTCAATAATTTCTATAAACTGATTCATCAGCTCACCCCTTTCCGCCTTTTCGGTTTATTATGCGAATATAGAGCGTACCGGAGAGCATCCAGCACATCGTCCCATTCCTTCACAGGATCGCCGGTCTTTGGATTCCATACATACATGAAAATTTCTTTTTTGAATAGCTCAACCTTGTCTTTTACGATGAATAATTCGTTTCGCTTAAGCAGCCGCGCCACTTCTTCAATACCGGATACGATCGCCTTATCAGCATTCAGGGCGCGCAACTTCTCCCGCCTGAAGCGCTGCACATGCTCTGGCCGCGCAGAATCGCAGTAGAAATTAATGTTTCCGTACCGCTCTTTTACGCCTTTCGCTACCTTCACCCAGTAATCAATTTCCTCATGTCGCTTGGCATGTTCTTCAAGCAAATAAAAATACCCTTGGTCATCTTGTCCGATTACAACAATAGAACCCGGGTGCTCATATCCCCAGTCAACGCCCGCAAAATACTTCTTGAAATTGACGCGCCTGTTTTCCAATTCCTCAAGGCTGATATAGTGAATGTCCTTATTGAAATCCTTGTAAATGACTCCTTCAGGCGCCACCCAATAACCGTGTATGTCCCGATCTGTAAACATGCCGCTCGGCGTCGATGCCACGATGCTCTCCACATATTCCGGATCGAGAAAATTGTTATCGAACAGCGAGAAATGAAATGACCGGATGTTCAGCCTGCCGCTTTTCAACATTTGCCCGTCTTTGTCGATATAATCCGTTTTGACGGTGTGCATCGGGTTCTCAGGGTTTGTATCCATCATGACCACAGCGCCTTTGTAGGAGCACCGGGAAATGACTTCTTTTACAAATGAGTCATGCAGGGCAGTCGCTTCATTAAGGAATGCGCCGGCTGACGTGAACCCCCGCGCTTTTTTCCATGAATCAGCATTGGCCCCGTCAAAGCAATATACACGGTTGCCGAATATCTCAACGGCATTCGACTTGTCGAGCCTCAATTCTTTACCCAGAATCAATTCCATATCGTTCAAGACATTTCGTTTTATGGCTGCCTGAGTAGCCCCGCCGATGATGAAGGATAAACCCATATTCTGATACTTACTGACATGAGCAAGGAACGTCAAAAGGAGCACGAATGTTTTCCCTGCCCTCTTTGCACCGCTACAAATCAGAATTTTGGGTTGCTCTTTAATAAAGCTGTCCCAAACTTCCTTTTGCTTTTTATTCAGTTCCATCGGCATTCACCATTTTCCTCAACATTGCGGCAATATCATTTTCTTGGGTGTTTCCGTCACCGCCGTTAACAGCCTTCTTCGTCTTCTCGATATTCAAGCGCATTTGCTCCAATTTAAGGCGCCGCTCATCTTGCTCATGCGCCAGCTGGTCAAACTGCTTGATCAGACTCCGGAGCTCACCCATTGCCCGAGATTGAGCGTTCAGGAATGTTGCATGACGATCCCAAGCGAATTGTATTTCAAGTTCTTCTTCTACAATGTTTTTTTCATATGTTAGATTGCCATCTTCGTCCTCATCTTGATGATAAGCGTATTTTGCCTTTTTAAGCTCTTTTGCCGTATCATCTTTATTCTGTACAAACATAATGCGTTGCGCCCAAATAATTGCCGCATATTGTATCTGAATCTGATCCCATATCATATTAGCAGGGGAACGCTCCTGAATCTCTTCCATGATTTCAAGCGTTTCTTCCGGCAGATACTTTGAGAAGAACCCATGTGTTACAGCGTTTTGATTTCTTGCCGGAGCCGCCCCGCCGCTATTTCCTAATGCGTTTTTGTTGCCGGGTTGCCCGCCTATTTTTGTATGCACACTTTTTTCAGTGGGTGCACCCTTTTTCCTTTCCCAACCATGCCGCTGCTTCCACGATTTAATGGTGTTCACCGACACCCCGTACTTCTCGGCAAGGTCCTTGTATTTCATGCCTTTGACGTAATCCTTATACGCCTGAATGTACTTTTCAGCCATCTACATTCACCGCCGCCCCCTTCTGATTCGTGTTTGTTTTGAATTTTAAAAGGATAGCCACTTAAGGCTACCCTTTTAATAACTTATTGCACAATGTTAACAGTACATGCCATATCGTCGTAGTCTTCCCCACCAGAATCTTCAAACCCAAAATTGTATTCGTTGTTTGCATAATCAAACTTCAAAGCGCTCATGATCCACGGTTTATCTCCATCTGGGGGTGAGTTCTTGTGCCACCCAGTTACTTGGTACCACTCTTCTTTATGTGAATTGTTTTCAGGGGTGGAAAAATCATTCAACTTTCTATCATAATTCCCCCTCTCTGCCAATTTCTTTTCGCTATTGTACGGGTAGATACAAATTGCATTCTCAAAAGCCGCATTACTTGAAAAATGAAACTCCGCTCTTTGTCCACAAGGAACCTTTACCCATCCAATTTGGCTTGGAATTAATTCTTTATTATTATCTGGACCGTAACCCATTAGTAAGCCTCTTCTTTTGTTTGTGCGTAACACAGGCATTATTGTGATGAGAAGCAACACTATTTATACCCATCTCCAACTTCCCTAATTAATTAACAAATGATCCATAAAATATCATTAGTTCATATTCCCTCTAAACCGACGCCGTACTCAGACCGTTAACCGCCAATAGTTTTCCCGAGATTTACCGGAATCGGTTTACAAGGAACAAACAAAAAAACACACCCTACAGAGTGTGCTTCAATAATTTTATAGGCATTTCCTTTGTATTTCTCTTTTCATAAAATGCCTCTAATTCTGGTTGCATCAATGCATTCTTTTTATTGTCTTTCTTAAAATTTCTTGCATTTGCATTAGCATGGACTTTTATAAAATCAACTTCTTCACAAATAGCATATCCAATAAGCTTACCTATAAAATAACTGGCGATTCCCTTTTTCCTTAACTTTTCATCGTGAACATAAAGGAATTCTAATTTTACAAATATCTCTTTTACTAACCGGCTATTCACTTTGAAAAATTCCATAGAAAATAAGACCTTCTTGGCTTCACCATCATAAAGACAAAACTTTACATCTCCATCCTTACAATGGTAATTCGTTTCTGTTGTGTCAGTAATATCATCATCATTAAATTTAAATTCTATAACATCTTTTTTACTGACCAGCGCCCCCGGCAAGCCCCAACTAACAACTCGTTCTCTCATAATCTCATTTTTATCATCCAAAAATTATCTCCTCCCACCTTATTATCGGTTAAGGAATAGATAAAAGTAACCGTTGCAATTTGTCAAACAAAAGCGCCCTTCATAAATAGGTGGCAGTCGTAAGACAAAAAAAAGCACCCCGAAGGATGCTTATAACAATTATCTCAAGCGATTATTTAGTCTTTCCAGCAAGTCAATAATTAACATATTTTTTTTATCCAATTCACTTCTTAATATATCTACTTCTCTTCTCAGATGATTAAATTGATTCTCAAAAAATTGGTGATTCCTATACATATTCGAATTCCATTTTCGCATATCTATATCTTCTAAAGCAGAAATCGTTTTTTCACAAGACTTACACTTTAAAATAACCATCTTATACGGAGAATCCGTCTTAACACTTTTCAGTTCATCATGTTTACACTCTTTTAAATCAGCCACTTCCTCACCTCCCACCTTATTATCGGTTAAGGAGTATGATAAAGGAACTATTTGCAAAATTTGTCGAACGAAAGCGCTCTTCATAAATAGGTGGCAACCGTAAGACAAAAAACACCCTTTTGACAGGGTGCAATCAACGTTTCTTTTTATAGCCTTCAATATCTTTTCTCAAGAATAGGCGATCTCTGTTCGTAGTTTTAATCGGAACCAATGTTTTATAATCCACCAGCTGCTTGAGATTCTGCCGGCTGCATCCGATTATCTCAATGGCTTCAGATGTCGTTATGACTTCTTTATCCATAAAATCTCTCAGCTCGTCTATACTTTCAAAAATAAACTTAGCCATTTCGGAGGTTTCTCCATTTTAGGGTTATATTAATTATAGTCAATACCAACCAGATCATTGCCAAAATCATAGTAATAATATCGAGAGTGCTGAGATCATCATAATTAAAATTAGTGAACAATATCACAAACAGAATAAAGAATAAGATCGTTGAACCATCGATTAATTTTTTCATATTTGCTCATTTCCTTCTATGTTTTTGAAAATCCAAAATATCCTCTTTCAGAAAAAGCCTGTCCCGGGGCATTTCTTTCATCGGCTCTAATTCCCCGGTCTTTACTAACTGGTTCAGATACTGACGGGTGAACCCCAAAATCTCAAGCGCTTCACTTGTATTAAGTATCTCTTCATTCAGAAATTTCTTGATTGCGTCACGCTCTTTAGGCTTGTACATTTTTGAATCATCCTTTTTTCTCGCGATATTTCAAGTAAAGGGAAAATGCTTTCTCAACGATCGAAACAACAAATAAAATGATCAGACTAATGTCGAGAGCCGTTTTCAATGGTCCCGCTGCCACATCCTGGCGGAAAAACAGCATATACGCCAGGGCGAGAAGAACAACAATATCGGTAGTGGACTGTACACTTTTCATTTTTTTGAAAGTGGCTGGCTTTCAAGTATTTTTCTTTAGTCGCCGCATTTGCTATACTTGGAGCAAGGGAGAAGCGCTACCTTCTCCCTCGGCTCAAAATCATCTGCGCTTTTTTGGTCGACGGCGTTTTTTGATTTTGGGCTTTTTTGTTTTAAGCTTTTCCCTGATGATGAGGACTTTTTCAACAACCGTGAGAGTTGTGAGGATAATCCCCAGTACCAATGCGATTTCAGCCACTTTCTTTCCCTCCTTTCTATACTTTAATTATACTCCAATACTTTACTTACGTCAAGTAATTTAATGGGCTTTTTTCATTATTTCTCCAATAAAAAAAGAGCCTATTCACGCTAAACAGAATAGGCTGTGAACTGCTCTATTTTTCATTTTCAGGCGGGAACGTTCGATGTTCTTCTGCACGGTTCCTTTTTTAATCCCCAATAACTGCGCTATCTCTTCGAATGACATGTTTTGCACAGCATGCATGATGAAAATGTCCTTTTCTCTTTCGGTAAGCACGGATAGGGCATCAGCAATTCTTTCCTTATCCCAATCACTTACCTCTCCCTCAGCCTCTTGAACCATTGCGTATTCTTCCGGGAGCGCATCAATTAAGCGCGGATCTGCAAGAATCGTCCTTTGATATGCATCTCTTCTGTCAGCACCTCGGCGGGCGCCCGGCTGTCTTCCTTTCTGCAGCCATTCAAGAGTGAATTCAATGTCACTGATCATGCTACTGATAATCTTTTTGTCGTTAATCTGTTCAGCCGTCAGATTGACTTCAGCCGTATCTTTGTAGAGCCGGTACATTTTTCTTGTTTCTCTTAAAGCTCGTTTGTATTCAATGATTAAATCCTGCATTCTAATTCCTCCCCCTTATTTGCGCTTAAATGCGCCGCCCTTGCCTCGTTTAAGTGTTTGCATGTTTGTGTTCATCATTTGTTGCCAAAAACGATCTGATCGCTCCTGCGTGTTTTTATTGGGCTTTTTCTTTTCTTGCTTCATGTCATCCCTCCGCTCAAATAAAAAACGGACACCAATCAGAGCACAGTAATTCTGTGCAATGATCAGTGTCCGCAGGCTTTCCGTCTTGGACTTATTTAATGGGAGACAGATAATTGATTAACTGGTTAAGTCGCTAAACAGTTTTTATGGATTAATGACTTTCGGATAAAGAATGGGTATATAATGTTATAGCATCAAGTCGAATTTCCCTGATGAATATGCTTAAATTGTTGGAGAAATATATGCTATTAAATAGGCTTTATTATAATAGAGCATAAAAGAATCTTTCCTAAATTATCTTATTCTTCATTTTATTGTATTATTCGTTTATAATTTAAGTGCGGAATAAGTTACGATAGGAGAATTCAAACTTGAAAATAAACGAATTAGAACAAAAAATTAATTCACTTTCTGAAATGCAGCAACTTATTGATAGTAATGTTAAATTTAATATTGGTACGATGTGGGTTGTATTGTCATTTGTTATTACCGCTATTGGAGCTGCTTTGTTCTTTTTAGCAAAAAGCTGGTTTAAATCAACAATTGATAAAAAAGAAAGAGAATATTTACTAAAACTAGATAAAATAAAAGATGATATTAAATTAGAACTTGAGAAGAAAACACCAAAACTATTATCTCTAACTTTAGTTGTTCCTGGTATAGGTGACGGAAGAAACGCCCTAATTATTGATGTTAACAGATACGAACAACTCAATTCACTGGACAATAGTAAACCTCAGGTTTTCTTGCAGCCCAAATCTTATTTAAATAATCTGGAAGTTAATTTTATCAGCAACTTAAATAGTTTTGTTGTTATAAATAAATCGTTATACTACCAACATGTTGAAGTACTAGTCATAAATGGAGTCATTAATGATAATAGTGGGATATATAATTTGATAAGTGAAGATGAAGCACGCGCTATGATTAATGAACATACTAAGCTTTAAAAAGACACCTCTCCCCAATTGAGATGTCTTTTTTTAATTTGTACAGAGAACCTAAAGCTATTATTTACAATAAAACCTATTATATCATATCGGCAATATTAGGATTTAAATCAAGTGAAGAATTTATATCAGTTTTAATCATGATCGCCTATCTCTTTTTTCTCTCTATACTTATCAATATCTTGAAAAAAAACGCCGCTGCCGTGAATGCGATGATTGCGCCTATTAATGTGATGTTTGCTTTCATGTCCGGCCTATATTCGTACTGAAAATAAAACCAGAATCCTAATCCCATTAGCATAAAAATTATTCTCAGCGCCATTGAATCCCCCTATTTAATATATAAACTAGCCGAGCCGCCGAAAGGCTCAATTTACACCTTATATGCGGGCAGTTTATTTATCATGTGATCGGCGTATCGACCTTTGCCGCTAAACCAGATTAACGGTGAGCGTGCCATCCCTTAACCCCCGATCAAATTCGGCAGGACAGAGACAGCAAAAAAGAAAAGCCCCACGCATCCCCCAACCAGCCAGATATTTGTTTTATCCCGTTTAGCGATAATGGTATTGCCGATCATTTTTAGATCGTCAGACCGAGCGACCAGCGTCGGGATGTACTCCGGGTGAACCTTTAAAAGCTCGGCCGCCTGCTCGACAGTCATTGCTTCGTCCTTCGTGGCCTTCACGTTCCGTTGTAGTTCTACTTGTAATGGCATCATTCTGCTGCACCCTCCAATTCGTTTTGGGCAACTGTTATCGCGAAACTCAGATTAGTAATGATCTTTTCTAATGCCTGTTTGTATCGTTTCCTATCCCCGCTTAGACGCTGAATGTCCTTTTGTGCCTGTCGAAATTGATGAACTGTTACTTCCTGCTGACGCTTGTTTTCCTCGATGATTTCCTGCTGCTTAACAGTCTGTTCAGCTTGCTCAATAAGCCAAGCAATTTCCTTCTTAGGAATGTAAGTCAGTTTTTTCAGACGTTCAATTCTTTCTTTCATGCCCGTTCCTCCCCCGCAGGGGAAACCCCTGCTATTTGAATTTATGGCCGATCTCGTAATCACAACGAGCCAGGCCGCCTTTTATTGTTTGAATGATTGTTTTACCGTGTTCCGGGGCGTCCATTAGATGAGCAGTCCCTTCAGTGCCATCTAAAACGATGATACGGACTTTCCCCGGCTCGATGCTTTGCTGAATAGTTGTTTCATGATTTTTTATTTCTGTTGGCTTGTTCACTCTGGCCGCCCCCTGTGCTATGATAGAAGTACCAGTTCATATCAGAGCATAGGGGCTACGGCTTCGGTGCTTTTTTACGTTTTACGACGGCAGCCGCATCGTCACGCCCGCAGACGGCTTTAATTCCTCGCGGTAGATGATCGGATGCTTTTCGACGTAAGCTGCCAATTGCTCCGGCGTCATTTTCCACTTCTTAACTGGACCAGGCTTGTATGGATCGATTTTTTCTTGCATGTTGTTGACCTCCTGATTATTTGATTTAGGATCTCTACAAAAGCTACCTGTCATGACACAATCTCAGTTATAATGACTTCCACCCGTGGCTCTTCACTGTAAAACTTACTGACCTTCAAATCGACTACCTGACTATCATCCTTGTATATCAGATGATTTAAAGCGTCTTTGACACCTTTTACGTAGTTATCGACGTCCGGCTTTGTTACAGGGCGTAACAGCCCTTTCTCAGCGTTCTCCTTTTTCCTCTTGGATCCGGATACAGCTTTCGGCATCGGTCTGAATACTCTGACATCCATTGCCACAGGTCCCGTAATAACTTGTTTTGGCCGATACTGTGACGCCACCAGTGCAACATATTGTTTAAAATTCTTTGATTTCAAAGGATCACGCATTTTAACCTTGCCATTTATAACAGATCCCCTCGGCCTCCCCTGTGCAACAGGCTCGCCGTAAACTATAAACTGAATGGAATCCAACCGTCATTACCTCCCGTCAATTTGTTCCCAGTGCTGAATCTGCTTTTCCTTGTACGACGCTGTGAGGATGATGGCTGGCAGCAGGATAACCGCTTTAAGCACTGTGCATCAGCTCCATTTGTTTGATTTTTTCCTCAAGCACCCGGATCGCCGGGGTAAGGTCCTGGCCGGCCGTTTGCTCGGCGGGCCCGAACAGATACATGCCGCCGGATGCCGTGAAATTTACCTGTTTATCCATTTCTCAATCCCGCCAATCTATGATTTAACAGCATTCTGTCTCCCTTGATGATCACAACATAATCCGCACACATTTCGTAAATCCGGGTGCCGAGCGCCTCGTCTATCTTTACGATCTGCTCGATATTCAACTCGCTTGAAATCAAGATCGGTTTATGGTTCAGATAGCGATAGTTGATAACAGAGTATGTTTGCTCGACCTGCCAATCGGTAGCCCGTGGCTTCCCATTCAGAGGCTTGAACAGATCATCTATAAACAGGACTTCAACCTCTTTCATTCGCTTGAGCTTTTCTTCCAGCTTGTCAAAATCATCTTTCAGATCGTTGAATCCTTCGACGTATGGAAAATACTGAACCGCGATATTTTTTGATTTAATCAGCTTGTTAGATATTGCAGTAAGCAGATGTGTTTTGCCTGCCCCCGGCTGCCCGAGCAGGGCGATGCTGTTGTTTCGAGTACCGCGTATGTTATCAAACTCCTTGTAGTATTCGACCGCTGTATCGTAAGTCACTTTCACCATTTCCGGCTTCCCTTCGGTTACAAAATTCTTGAATTGCAACCTTTCAAATTCTGGGGTGATGTCACTGGAATTCATTAATTTCCGGATGCGGCGCCGCTCAATGCATCCACACCGTACCCACACTTGATAACCGTCCTTGTTTTCGAGATAGCCGAGTTCGTCTTTGCATACCTGACAGTCATACTCAGCCTTTTCTTCTGAGGCGGCCGACTTGTCCGCCGAAAATTGAGCTGACCTTTCCTGAAGTTCTTTCATGACTGCCGCCATCGCCTCGTCCGTACTTTGTGTTCTGTTGTTTGTTGGCATACTGCTGTTTCTCCTTTCGTCTCTGGCTGAATGGGTTTGAGAGGATTGCTTCAATATAATTTAGATTGACGTTGTTTCCCTTGCTTCTGAAAGCCTGTTTCATCGCCTCCATGACTTTCTCTTCGCCGTAATCATCCACCATATACCCAAGCCGCTGAACCTCCATCGTGCCAATGGTGCGGGCTGTTTTGTTTTCGAATAGTTCAAATGCGTTTTTCATTTTTTCGTCAACCTCCTGCTGTCCTAAAGGTATTGGAGCCGGGTCTATCTTCTTGTTGTAATTTCCAAGCTGTATGTACTCGGCATAATTCAACACCGTCACAATGAAACCACGTTTTTGCGGCAGCCGATCCAGCTTCAAATACTCTTGCTTTACCATCCGATCTAACGAGTATTTGATCTGATCAGAAGACCAGTTGAAGCGCCTGGCTAAATCTACAAGCTTAATGATTGTCTGCCCGAGCTTTAGTTCTTGATCTGCCCTGTACTCCGCCCGTTTGAATAAATAATCGTATATTGTCTCGTCTCGTGAATCTTTAAATGGCAGCCGGGGCAGGACCACATACCCCAAACCTTGCATATCCATGCCGCTCACCTACTTCCTTTCACACAGTGCTGTCAGAGCCTTGAAATCTATTTCTACTAATCTCAGAGACGGCTCATTTGTCTTTAAGTAGTCAGTCGTGTACCGGGTATACAAGTCCTTTCTCATGTCGCACTGAACCGTTTTGACCAGCCAAAGATAACAATGCGGGATAGGAATCCTGATCAGCTCCCTTTTCATCAGCTCACCAACTCCGAAAAATGGATGATACTGTTCAGTTGATTAGTGGCCCGGCAATACTTGCATTTTTCGCATCGCTCCGGCTTCTCTCCGCCGTGTTTCACTTGCAAAATTCGGTCCATCCGCTGCTCAATCTCTTCAAGTTCTACTTCCATTCGGTTTTCATCTATATTGATCACCGCTTTGTCCGGCGGGTCCTCTTTAGACACCCCTACGATCAGGGGCTCAAGCCATTCGCTCCGTCCAGTCATTCTTTTTTCAAGCTCAGCATACAGTGCCATTTGTGCAATATAGCCATTTGCCTCGACGAATGAGCAATAGCCTACTTCCGGATGCCAAACCCTCTCCCGGAGTGAACGGGCTGTTTTCAGATCGGCTAAACGGCTGCCGGCAGGGTTGTATACGTCCAGCTTGCCTTTCCACGGGATGCCGAACAGTTCAGCCGTTACGATAACTTCCTTTGCTCCTTGCAGAATGAACATACAGAGTTCGTCATGTTGAATTGCCTCAATCATCAGGTCAGCTAACTGATACTGCTTGTACAGCTGGCCCTTTTGTGTAAAAAGTGATGGGGTGTTCTTTTTAAATTCATCAAAAGCCTGTTCACCCTCAAGCCAGGCATGAACGTATTGGCCGAAGAGGAGCGCCTCCGATGTAGGCGGCGTCCATTCTCCGTTCAACTTTGCCATCGTAGCAGCCTCGCATTGCAAAAAGCTTTTATATTGAGAATTTGACATGTAGTGTCTATCAATCTCGTTAGAGTAATAATTCTCCTTGCTCAGCGCCGGTATCCGCATTAGCAGGATCACCCGCCTTTTCTTTACTATCAGCAGGCTTGTCAGCTTGCTCTTTCTGCTTTTTGAATTCTTCCTCGGCCTTTGATTTAGTCGCGCCAGTGGCCTTCACATTGAAGTAATCCTCTTTCTTCGCCATCCCATCACGCAGGGACGTGTAAATACGACCAATTTTCAGGAAATCTTGCTCAGTGAAGGCATCAACATTACTGCCGATGTATTCTTCAATCATTTCTTTGGTGATTCCGAATTCTTTTTTGAATGTTGATAAAGCATTTCTGAGCCGATCTTCCAGTGGTTCTTTATGGCCGTTTATTAACGTTTTCTGGCACATATCAACTGCAGCGTCAACGATATCGCCAGGAATCACTCCGAGTATGCAGGAACGGAGTCGACGGGCTCCTTGATTGGCAACCATTTCGTAAATATCCCTTGCATCATTGAGCTTTGTCACTGTACCTTTTGCCTTTCTCTCATGCTTCACAGTGAATATTTTGGTTTGCCGGGTATTCGTTTCAAGATCCCAAGCGTAAGCCATGACAGAGGACTCTCCGGCTTTTTGTTCCAACTCCATAATTCCGTAATCAATGTTCCCCCAGTTCTGTGCCAAGGCCTCCGCCAGCCGGATGGATGGGCCGGAAACCTTTGTGCCGCCGCGCGGATATTCATACACCGCATTCTCGGCTAACAGCCTCCGCTCGCATGCTTTTTTAATCCGGTCAAAAGCCGCATATACGTCCCGTGGGAATTTCTTTGCGATGACCATTGCCGCCTGTACTTCTTGCGCCTGTCGGCTTACCATCGCTTCTGTAGTCACGCCAGTAGCCTGCTGGGGCGCCGGCATGTAATCTGAGTAATCTACCTGAGATAGTCCGTTCATTGTGTTTCTGCCACCTTTCTCAAATAAGCTTTTGTGCCGAGCCGCTGCCATTCTCGGTATGCATCCATTGACGGAAAGGAAAATACGGGTTTGCCTTTACTGAACATGATTGAGCCGCCGACTTCTCTCAGGCGCTTCTGATCGTCCGCCCGGTCACTGAAAGATGCTGTTATTCGTTTTGCCATGTGTAAAACCTCCATTGTCTTTTATGAGGTAATTTGGTATAATAAAGGAACTAATCTTTACCAAAAGACCTTTTGAAGTCCACTCTGCCAAGTGGGCTTTTTTTATTGCTCATTTTTAAATTCAAAACCAAGATGCTCCTTCAGATACCGCTCAAGGTTTTCCCTCAATATGACTTCACCTTCAGCACTATCTATCACGAAATCATCGAAAGCCGTTACTTCATCCCCAAAGAAATCCTTTTGCGTTTCCGGCTCAGTCAGCTTGTCATGCCAGTTGTTCAGAACCATTGGATTTTCAATATTCATTGTGAACACCTACTTACAACACTCAGGTGAATTCCGCGGGCCGCCATATTTAAGACGGTTTGATGTAAGCGCCCTTTATTCGCCAGCCGGTTAATATCCTCTGTAAGAACCTTGATGCTCCCTGCAAGACTGATTGCTTCTTCGTAATCGCCATCCCTTAACGCTTCCGAAAGCATGATAGAGAGCCTTTCCGCCGATTCGATTTTCCTTTTTGCTGAATCTGCATCTACTTTAAGAAACTGATTGATTTTCATACTAGTACCGCCTGCCTTTCCTCTGTTTTTGCCATTGCAACTTGACTCATTAACGCTTTCCGCGTCCACCTTTCGGCCAGTTCTTTCATGTTCAGTCCATGGCTACGGGCCAGCGAATATATCAGCGTTTTGTTTGCCGGGATCAGATCAAAAATCTGCTTAATATCGGCCATGGGCAGTTCTTCTGGTTGTCGGCCTGGCCTATCGTTTGCCAGCCAGCGCGCTAAATGCCTTGTTGCTTGCAATGCTTCTTCAAGCTGGTGAATCATATTGATTACCGCCGCGCTTGCGCTCTCGTTAAGTGCTGGATCTATTGGCGCCGCCGTCGTCGGGTGCAGTTTGAAGAGGTAATGTACCAGATCAATATGTTCGTATGCCTCGCACGCCTCAAACCACTTGATGCATAATTCCGGGGTAAGCTTACTGAATCCATTTTCAACGTCCGAAACATACCGCTGATCCTTTCCCCCTATCAAATTTCCGATCTGATACTGTGCAAGTCCTGCCGCTTTGCGGACACTACGCATGATCCGGGGTAGATTATGCAAATTGTATGGGTTGTTCTCCATATGTTTGCCTCCTGATATATCCAGTTGCTCACTGGTAAAATTTAATTAATGAAGGAACTAGCTTGCTTGCTGTTTTCTCAGCTTGTCGATGATAAAGGCCTGTCCCTTTGGCGTAATGCGGATAGTCAGCCATGATTTAGATGAACCGTTTACTTGTCGCACTCCCTGTGCTATCTCAAAATAACCACGGTCGATATATTCCTGGTATGGCTCGTTCTTGTTTGCCAAGATCATCTTCCACTCGCGTAGCTTTTGGAACAGCCGTTTTTCTCCAATGCTGATACCCTTTTTAGATGCAAGCTTCGCCAGTTCCCTCACAAGTAATGATTTTTCAGATGCCATACAACTCTCTGCAAAGTTGATCAGTGGCTGCTGAATCTTCAGTGTGTGCTGAAGTCGTTGCCGCTCTTCCTCTTCGGTGATCCAACGCTTTGCCCGGTTGATCGGATCATCAATCATGTAAGAGGGCTGATTGAGTCTTTGAAGCTCATCTTCCATTCGGTTAAATTCTGCAATGTATTTTTCTTTAAACAGTGCGGCCTTTGCGCCTGTGTAACCAAAAACCAAGAATGTGAGTCCATCACGTTTTATGAGATATTTTTTGTATGTTCGGTTTCGGTCATCCTGATAGTCAACCTCCGCAAAATTGTGGAGATTAAATTCTTTGCTGGAATCAAGGTTTCTGATATCCCGCAGGACCGTGTCATGCCGTTTCCCGAAGACTTTAGCGACAGTCAGGCTGTTCGTTACAACTTGATTACCTTCAATGAAGACGAGTTGATTCACCCTATCGCCTCCTTCATAATCGCTTGTTCCTGAGCTTCAATCCATGCATCAATGTTATGTTTGGTAAAGAAAATGCGATTCCGGACTCGGAAGTGTGGAATTTGTTTTTCTCGGACCATCGTGTAAATTGTGTCATGATGAACGCCAAGGTAATCAGCTGTTTCCTGCACAGTTAATGTATTGCGTGTCATACTCGGCCTCCTAAGCTGTATTTGTATGAGATACTTGTCCTTTTTGATTAAAAAAAAGCTCTTTAATATCACAATCCAATATCTCAGCGACTTTAAAAGCATCTTCCATTTTAGGAGTGGAATATCCATTTTCCCAATTGGAAACAGTGGATTTTTTATACATAAGCTTTTCGGCTAAATTCTCTTGAGTTAAGCCTTTAGCTTTTCTGGCATTCACAAGTTTATAGTTTTTCATTCGCTCACCTCCTGTATAAGATTCTTGTACTTTATGTTTTCATTATAAGTATAAGAATCTTGTATGTCAACAAAAAGTATGAATTTCTTATACAAATATTAATTCACTTCTCATTTGTTGTACAATTACCTTGTACTTCGATATGGAGGAAAATCCAAATGTTGTCTAAAAGATTAAAGATTTGCCGAAAACAAAAAAAACTTACTCAAACTGAGTTAGCTGAGAAAGTCAAAACCACCAAAGGAACTATAAGCAATTATGAGAACGGACACAGTACACCTTCAAACGAAATGTTACGTGACCTTGCTGACGCTCTCGATACAACTACTGATTATCTTTTAGGTAGAGTTGATAATCACTCGAGTGTTATTAAAGAAACATCAGAGTTTGAACAAGCGTTCGGAGATGATGATTTACAACTTGCGTTTAGAGAAGCTCGTGATTTCTCAGAAGAAAGTCAAAAACAGGCAATTGATTTTATAAAGTACCTTAAAGAGAAAGAAGAACGCGAAGGCCGAAAGCCTAAAAAGTAACATACTGGGGAAACCTTTATTTATATTATTTATTATGTTATTTCTGTTTACTAATAAGATCGGGATTGGATCGGAATTAAATCTGAACTGGATCGGAAAAGAATTTTTCACCAGTAGGTTGAAGCCAGTTATATCAAGGGATATAGAATTCTTTCTCATCCGGATTGCATCTGGATTCAAACGGGATCGGATCAGAAAAAAAGTAGGAAGTTCAACTTGATTACTATAAAGGGGAAATTCAATTTGTCTTTTTTGTCAGAGAATGGTGAAGTGTATAACTGTCAATTCAAAAAACACATGAAGGCTTCTAAAAACTTTGTAAAAACTTATAAAATGATGCTTAGTGAGCTAAACGAAACCGTATTGGAAATTGCAAGAGGTAGCTTGAATAGACCTAAAGTTGTCAGCATGCCTACTGGTATATTTGCCGTAACAGATGATTATGTTTATTTCTTCTATCTTAAAAAGGATGCACTGATTACAGAGAAATGGCCTTACGATTCTATTTTGAAAATGTCTGTTACTAAAAAAAGCTCTTGCTGGTTATCGGATAGATTGCACAACTTCAGATGGAGAATTCAGTATCACTAACATAACAGAAGGAAATCCAGAGGCAGTAAGTAAATATGTAGAATCCAAAATTACTGGTAATGAAGAAAAATTCAATCTGGAAAAAGAAAAGGTCAGCCAAGAACAAAAGAAAATTGAAGAAGAATCGAAAAAGCACATCAAAGAGTATTATTTTAAATCTGCAAAAACAACAATCACACTTGATGGAAACTATATAAGAGTAGCAAGAAAAGGCGCTGTTAACACTATCACACGAGGATATAGTGGGGAGAAATCTTATAGAATCAGCGAACTGTCCGGTCTTCAAATAAAAAAACCAGGATTAGTAACCTCTGGCTATTTTCAATTTTTAACACCAGCTGCCAATGAAACAAGTGGACTCTGGGACGCAATACAAGACGATAACTCCTTCACTTTTGGTCCAAATGAATTGCCGATGGTATTAGAAATTCAAAATTACATAGAAGAGCATCAGTCTATGCCGGCTCCAACAACTGCACCACCAGCTCCTGCCCCTACTGTATCTGCAGCTGATGAATTGAAAAAATATAAAGAGTTGTTGGATATGGATGCTATCACTCAAGAAGAGTATGAAATTAAAAAGAAACAGCTATTGAATTTATGACAGCCCTTTTTCCTCGGGCTTTTCTTTCACACCAAAAACAGAACATATATTCCCTTTATGGTGGTGTTTTTAATGTCAATCCAGTTATCGTACCTTGAAGAAGAAGTGAAAAAAATCTATTACAAATTAAATATTGAGACTCCTCAAGACATTGATTTAGAAAGGATTGCCGCGGCATTTCGTATCTGGCTTCATTATGAGCAAAGAGACAGCTGCATGTTTCAAATTAACGGTGAGTATAGCGTTGTCCTTGATGCTCGAGCCTCTCCACAAGAACAGTGGCAAGACTTTGTTCATGAGCTATGCCATGTCTTAAAACATACTGGAAACCAATTTCACATGAATAGAATGTTCAGGCAGCTTCAGGAATACCAGGCGAACAGTTTCATGTATCACTTCTGCGTACCAACGTTCATGCTCATAAAAATGCAGCTGCCCCGTCTTAAATCAGAGGCCATTAAATTAATAGGAGATACATTTAATGTGACATATTCCTTGGCCGCTAAACGGCTAGAAATATTCAACAGAAAACAGTTTTCAATTCTCTGGCATAAAAATCTTCATCAAATAAGTAAATTGAATATTAGGAGGTAACCAAATGGCCAGTATAGAACACCGTGGAAAAAACTCTTTTAGATTAATTGTTGAGAATGGTTACGATGCCAAAGGTAAAAGGGATAGAAGAAAGAAAACAATTCGTATAGAAGACCCAAAGCTATTAAAGACTAAACGAAAATTACAAGAGTATCTTGAGGACCAGTTGCACCGTTTCAGAATTGAAGTAGAGACCGGCGAATATATTGCACCGGAAAAAGCTACTTTTGAATCATTTGTCGAGAAGTGGGTTGAAAAGAAACTCTTTAATAAGAATGGTAAGCCTTACTCTTATACAACATCTGTCAAATATTCAAATCACTTAAAAAATCACATTCTTCCAGCATTAGGCCATAAAAAAATAGACAAAATAAAAAGCCTTCATATTGTTGATTTTATAGATGATTTATCTAAAGATGGGGCTAGAAAAGATGGAAAGCCTGGCGGATTAGGCGATCAAACAGTCAAAGATATATTTAAAATCTTACAATCATTATTTAAAACTGCCACAGAGGAATGGAAATTGATAAAAGACGACCCTATTGAGGGATTGAGTTCACCAGAAGCTGAGAATAAAGAAATGAACTTTCTTGAATCTGACGAAGCAGCTGAATGTATTAAAGTGTTGTATGAAATAGATATTAAATGGCGCTTATATTATCTTGCAGCTCTGATCGGGGGGCTTCGTAGAGGGGAAGCTCTTGCCTGTGAATGGCACTTGGATGTAGATTGGGACAAAGATGGAATATACGTAAATAGATCAATTTCTAAAACAATTAACGGAGAGCCTCATGTCAAAAGCCCAAAGTCAAAAAGTTCTCAACGATTCGTCAAAATGCCTGATTTTTATATGAATGAATTGGCTAAATTTTATCGCATATGGAAAAAAGAAAAATTGTTGCTTGGCGACGCATGGGAAGGCGGAGAACATCAATATGTGTTTCACAGTGGTAAAGGAAAACCTTACTACTATACAACCCCTACTGCAAAATGGACTAAAATAAAAAAGAAGTACGGTCTAAAAGATGTTCGTCTTCATGACTTGCGGCATACTATGGTGGCTCTCCTTATGGAAGCTGGCGAAAGTCTCAGTGCTATTCAACGAAGAGCCGGACATGCCAGTGCTCGAACAACTAGTGATATTTATGGTCATGTTACCGAGAAACTCGAAAATAGCACAGTAAAACACTTTAACCAGTTCGATCCTAGAAACCTAGCACAAAAACAGAGTTGA